AGCCCCTGCGCTACAATGAAAGACGTTGCCGTTAATAAAATTGTTGGTGCCACACAGGGAGCTATTTTAACGTTTGGAAAAGCTGGAGTAGCAAACGCAAGTTTCAACCTTACGTTCGATGGTACCACACTCAAAACCAAAGAGGTTCAAGCTGCTCTTATCAAAGGATCTGGCGCCGGCCTCACTAATGTTCCGTCCGATCAGTTCGTCGGCACAATAGGCGCGCATCACATCAAGTTAGGAAACGGTCTCACCAATGTAAGAGGTAATGTACAAGTTAAAGCTCACGAAGGTGTCGCTATCGATCGCAATGGGATCTCAGTAGTCCTAGCTCGCCACGGTGCTTTATCGCTTCAAGATAATAAAGTAACGATAGATATATCTAAGACTGAAGATATAGCCCGCAACGGTCAAAACCTGAGTGATAGTGACTTGTTAGTTGTTACAGATACCTCACACCATCAAGTAGCCCACACTACTCTTACCAATTTTTATGACGGGTACATTAAGAATAAAATACATCATGCCGCAGGCAAGATTAACGAAATTCAACTAAAAGATAAACAAGGCTTTGTGTCTTCACCTCATTTTAGTTATGATATTTCTACGAACACTTTGAAAGTAGACGGGAACACTCATACTGAGAATCTCAAAATTACGGGTGACATTCATTGTGAAGGTGCCATGATCCAAAATATTAAAACTATAGCGTCAAGGATCTATGAAGTACAACCAATGGATTACACTTTATTGTGTGATGCTAAAGAATGCCCGGTGACCGTAATCCTCCCCCCGGCTTGCAATCATACGGGGAGAGTTCTGATCATTAAGAAAACAAATTCTGACAAATACAAGATAAACTCTTATCCCGTTCTGCTCAAAGTAAACGAGGGTACCATCGATCTTCGTGACGAAATGACTCTTAGAACTAACTACTCCGTGTGTTCGGTCCAGTCGGACGGCGAAAACTGGTGGGTAATCAGTGCTAAAGGCAACTAAAAGCTAATTACTATAAAGGAAACTATAAATGGCATATAACTCTGATAAGGGCCCCCAGCACACAGGCGACCTTCAATACGAAGGTGACCCTAACGACGTTCAGATTGATTTTGAGAACGATCAAATTATATTGAGAACGGGTGGCGCCCCGCGAGTGTCGGTCGTTAATACACAAATGTCAGCATCTGGTATCTTCCGAAATGTTGGATCGATATCAGGCTCCGGAGATATAGCAGTATCAGGCGCCATTCATGCAGCTAACTTTTATGGCGATGGTTCCGGCTTGACATCTATCGCAGCCACCACAGTTACAATTGCCAATGATGCGGACACACGATTGATTACCGCCGGCGGCGATGGCACTCTTACTGGAGAAGCCCTTCTAACCTTCGATGGCTCCAACTCTATTCTTACGATCACCAACGGCACCCTCAAAAGTGTGAATGTGTCAGGTTCGGGTACCGTCACGTCAGCGCTTGGAATAACCTCTTCCACGGATATCGTCGCCTCTGGTACCATGCACGCCACAACCTTCTATGGTTCTGCTGCTGGGTTAACTGGTATTCCCGCCGCAACATTCCTTTCGGGAACAACCGCTCAACTCACAACTGGCGTCGAAACGTCCGGCTATCTTAAAGTGACCGGTTCGAGTACTTTGGCGGATGTGACCACCACATCGCTTTCAAGTTCAGGTTTCAACGCCGACAGCGTCACCGCTGCTAGTGCACAAATTACAATAAACTTTAACGTTGGTACCTCCGGTCAATTCGCGCCAATCGGGAACGCCTATATTTATAATATAGGTTATTACTCTGGGTCCGGAGGATTTCACAATGTTTCTTCAATGTCTTCCTCGGGCGATCTTGCTGTGACGGGTGCTGTGCATGCCGCCACTTTCTACGGAGACGGTTCTAATCTTACAGGTATCAGTGCTGGGTCTGTTTCTGGCTCCGCAAGAGTTTATAGCTCAACCGGTGTCGAAACTTCAGGTTATCTGAAGGTGACAGGCTCTAGTACTCTGGGCGCTGTGACAGCCACGACGATTTCAGCCTCTAGCACCCTGCAAGTCGTCGGCGGTACAATTTTAGGCAACAGCTTGAATGTGTCCGGCACCACGGTGATGGAAGCCTTGACAGCAAACGGTATAACTAACGCCAGTACTTACTCGGGCTCTAACACTCTTGTGACGGTAGGTTCGATTTCATCTTCGGCAGATGTTGCGGTGACAGGTGCCATTCATGCAGCCAACTTCTATGGCGATGGATCCAACTTGACCGGAATTTCTGCGGGGAACGTTTCTGGCTCAGCCCGGGTTTATACTGTCACTGGTCTTGAAACCTCTGGTTATCTGAAGGTTAGTGGCTCGGCCACGCTCGGACCTGTCACAATAACAGGCACCGGATCTGTCTCTGATATTGTGGCCAGCGGATCGATATCCGGATCTAGCACTCTTCAAGCAGTCGGCGCCACCACGCTGGGTAGTACACTAGCGGTTTCAGGGACTGTTACCGTAGCAGGCGATATAGACCACGCCGGCGATCCAGACACTTATCTAAGATTTCAAACCAATACTGTAAACCTTGTTGCAGGCGGCAAATCAGCGATTAAGTTAGAAACGAGCACCGGTAAGATTCAATTGAATAATTCAAATGAAGATCTGGACGTTCAGATCATGGCTGATAATGGGGCGGTGATCCTGCACGCAGATGGCGCAACAAACAAGATAGGCATCAATACAGATGTACCCGCGGAAGCCTTGAGTGTGGTAGGCAATATCTCCGGATCCGGCACCACCCGTCTGGTGGGCTCTATCTCTGGGTCTGGTGACATCGCTGTCTCCGGTGCTATTCACGCAGCCAACTTCTATGGAGATGGTTCAGGGTTAACCAATGTAACGGCTGGGGCCCCCACTTCTTTATCGGGCACAACCGCACAACTAACCACAGGTGTTGAAACGTCTGGTTATTTGAAGGTGACAGGCTCTAGCACGCTAGCAGGTGTAACTGCCACCACGATCTCAGCTTCCAGCACACTGCAGGTGGTTGGTAATGCTGTCTTGGGGGGAAACACGAACGTCTCCGGAAACATTGCTTTACAAGCCACTGAACCTACAATCTACTTTAGTAGCAGTGCCGGCACCGCTCTAGGACAAATGGGCTATAACTCATCGGATAACATTTTAATCCAGAACAACACTGTTAATAAACACATCGTCTTTAAAGTAAATGATGCTGCCACCATCCGCGAAGGGTTTCGGATTGATGGAGCAGTGCCAGAAGTAGTAGTTAACCAAGGCTCTGATTCATTGGTGGACTTCCGCGTTGAATCGGATAATAATACTCATATGCTGTTTGTGGATGGTGGTACCGACAAGGTTGGTATTAATACCGATACACCTTCTGAAGTACTCACTATAGTTGGCAACATCTCCGGATCCGGTACAACCCGGCTCGTCGGCTCCATCTCGGGGTCTGGAGACATCGCTGTCTCCGGTGCTATTCACGCAGCCAACTTCTATGGTGATGGCTCGGGGCTAACCAACGTAACTGCCGGCGCGCCCACTTCTTTGTCGGGCACAACCGCACAACTAACCACCGGTGTTGAAACTTCAGGTTATCTGAAGGTGACAGGCTCTAGCACTCTGGCCGGCCCGACCGCTGTATCGGCACCCCTGACGCTAACCGCACCCCTTTCTAGCTCGGCCACCGTGCATGTGGTGGGAGCAACAAGCATGGAGGGCGCCCTCACTCTTAGTAGTTCTGTGACAGCAGTCGGCCTCTTTTCTGCGGACATAATATCCGGTTCTGGTGGTATGCATGTCGATTCTGCCACTTCCTTCGGCGGAACGCTGAATGTGACAGGAACCGTGGGAATCGGAACCCCGACAGCCCTAACCGCGTTGGATGTACACCACAATCCCACTACATTAGGGAATGATGCCGGAGGGGGTGACGTGGTTCAATTCGGTACGGGCACCACGACGGCCGGAAAACTTTACTATCTACACAGTGGATCTTCATGGGAGCAGACCGATCTAAGTACGGCAGCCTCTGGCGGCCTGGGAATGCTGGGTATTGCTCTGGGCACTAGTCCGGCTTCCCATGGAGTACTCCTTCGAGGGTTCTTCGATATGCACTCTTATCTCAGTGGTGCATTTACTGCGGGCACAACTCTCTATATTGCGGCGCCGGGCTATATCACATCGATGCGCCCATCAGGCTCTACAGAGATAGTGCGCGTGCTCGGGACGTGCACCACTACCGCCAATGTAATCTATTTTAATCCTAGTCCCGATTATTTGGTGATAACCTAGTGTCATATAGCAAACTTAATGATGTTAATACAACTGCAATCACTAGTGTTAATGGGGCCCTTAAAGGTAGCATTGCTAGTATTAATGGATCCACCACCCCGAGTGCGGGCGTAGACAATCTTTGGATCGCCGCCGGCAAGGATGGTGCCTTTGGTCACGTTGAAGAGACCCCGGGCAATCCTGTTACAGGCTGGGTTGGATACAGAGATCCAAACACTACGACCGACTATGCCTATCTCGCATATGGTAAAGATGGCTCTACAAATCCTCGATGGGTTTGCACAACCAGTGATGGTAACAGAGAATTGCGTTGGTCTGATGATCCAGAGACAGACGGCACTTGGACCGATATTAATATTAGTTCCGGAAAGATTTTTGCTGTATCGTGGAGTAATGATAAGTGGGTCGGCGCCGGCATTATGAATAGCGGGGCCCAAACAGTTTTAACTTCAAGCGATGGTGCTACATGGAATACCGTCGACATCAGCGCGCTAGCCGACATTTCAACAGTAAGTTCAAAGGGAATAGGGACAGATGGGGGAAATAACTGGATATTCACGCAGGAAGATAGGTTGTATGCGTCCAACAACCAAGGTGCGAATTGGTATTTATTGAAGGATTTCGATGATGATCGTGATTGTTTTGACGTGCGTTATTCAAATGCTAGGTGGTTTGTGTGGTGCACCAAGGCCGCCGGCGGTGGCGGCGCGAGTGAAGTGGTGGCATATGCAGATGCAGCAAGTTCCGGTAGTTGGACTTCTACTGCTGACACACTGTTGGGTTCAAACGCGACAGACCGCCATATGATGGCCTGCGTGTCTACGGCTTCAGCAGGACTTTCAACAGTAATAGCAATAAACTCCGACGACATTTGGCGCAGCACAGACTCTTGTGCTAGCGGTGCACGCTTTATTAATGTTTTGCCATACGGGAGCGCAAATTCAATTGCCGGCGACGGGGCGGGCAACTGGGTAGTCGTTCATAATGGTGGAAATATCTCTTATAGCGTCGATGATGGAACCACGTGGAGTTCAGGCGCCAGTGCACTTGTCTTTGATTCCGGAACAGAAGATATACAGTATGTTGCACTTAACAAATATTTTCCACTTTAAATATAGGACTACAAAAGTGGCTTTAGTGGACAATAATGCTATTAAAAATGGGTTTTGACTCTCATTTATACTATTTATTTTGAATTATTGTCAAATAGGGAGAGAATTCATGTCTAGTTTACTTGGGGAGGCGATCGTCGATGCCAAAGCATTGCGCACAAGCGCGTTAAAAAATGCTGAAAGCACAATTATTGAGAAATATTCTGACGAAGTTAAAAAGACATTGGAACAACTTTTAGAACAAGAAGAAGAAGCAATGGACATGCCGCCTGCCGAGACAATGGACGCACCCCCCGATTTAGCATCGTTGCCCGAAGAGCCGATGGACGAGACAACCCCCGCCACTCCAGTTACAGAGGATGATATTCCTTTCGCGGCCACCGACGGACTAGCTGAAAATGATGGCCACAATCTTTCTGATCTCCCTGGCCATGGCGAAGACATAGAGATTACCATCGATCTTGGTGCCCTCCAAGAGTCCATCGAGGCCCTCGCTGGTTCCTTAGATGAGGACATTGACATAGAACTGAGCGAAGCGAAGCCCGACTTCCTTGATTTGGATGATGATGGCGATACGAAAGAACCCATGAAGGGCGCTAGCGCTACAAAAGAAGAGACCAACGAAGAGTTGGATGTCACTGTTGATGACGAAGCCGACGAAGAAGAGGCAGACTCGAAAGCCATGGCTGGTCTCGCCAATCTTGACGAAGATAGTATTAATACCGAGGACATCATCGACGCTGTAATGGAAAAGTTGAATGTCGACACCGGTTTTGAGCTTTCGGGATGGGCTGGGCGCCCAACGAGCCAGCTTAAGCTTGGCCAACAGCGCGCATGGGCTGGAGCAGCCTCGACGCCCACGGAAACAACCGACGAAGAAGCCGAGTTGGATCCAGAACTTGAATTAAACGAATCAATTACTGAACTTGAAGATGAAAACAATTCACTGAAGGCTCAGTTAGATAAATATAAGCACGCTATTGGAGAGATTAAAGAAAACCTCTATGAGGTTAATCTTTCGAATGCTCGCTTACTATACACGAACCGTGTTTTAAGAAATTCCTCCTTAAATGAGCGACAAAAAGATAAAATTGTCGAAGCGATTTCCACCGCCGGTTCGGTTACAGAAGCCAAAACCATTTTTGATACGCTTCAAAGCACAGTGGAGGCTAAGCCTGTTAGGCAAAGCCCACAATCACTGAGCGAAGCTATCGGTCGTCGGTCTTCTGTTATCCGGGCGACTCGTCAAGAGTCGTCACAACCCAACGATCCATTCTCCGATAGAATGCGTCGTTTAGCTGGAATAAAATAATCATAATTTATAAAAAAAAGGAGGTGATTTAAATGTCTAGTATTATCGAAAGATTGACCGAAGGTATGGTCAATCGTGATATGCGAGCAGAAGGTTCAGCTCTTCTTTCTAAATGGGAGAAGACTGGTCTTTTAGAGGGACTTGTTGGTGACAGCAAACGTAACTCTATGGCTCGCTTGCTTGAAAATCAAGCAAAAGAACTACTTCGCGAGACTTCGACAATGAAGGGTGGAGATGTTGAGGGCTTTGCAGCCGTCGCGTTCCCCATCGTTCGTCGTGTTTTCGCTGGCTTGATCGCAAACGAACTCGTTTCCGTTCAACCAATGAGTCTGCCAAGCGGTCTCATTTTCTTCTTGGATTTCACTATCTCAAGTAACGGTGCGGGTCTTCCGCGTCTGGGATATGGTGATCCTCAAGGGGATGAAGAGTCGCTCTACGGTGGTAACGTCGTAGCTGCCCAGTTGACTGGTGGTGTGGATCTTGCCGGCCAATACGCCGAGGATGGTCCCTACAACCTTAACAACGGGTATGCTTCCCCAACCGGGTCAGGCCAAATGCTCATTAGAGCGCTTAGCTCCAGTGTCTACAGCTCTTCTGCTGGTGACATCGCTAAGCTTTGTGAGTTCGATCCTGAACTTGAGTCGCAGTCTGGTACTGCGACTGTCGCTGTAGGCCTTGTAGCCCTTAGTCAGCTTACTGACTTTGACGCTTCTAACGGTAACCGTAACTTGAATGCAATCGTCATCTCCGCATCTGCTGGTGCTGGTGGAATGGCCCGTGTTTACCTTACTGGTTCTGACGTTGGGGGTGTACAGCTTAAGCGTCTTACCCGAATCACTGGTTCGGGCGCGACAGGTGATGCTCTTGTTGTTGTTGCTTCCTACGACGGTAGCACAGGCGCGGCTGACCTTATGGCAGCTCTTACGGGTGCATGTGGATCCGATCTGGCTCTTGGCTCTCGCGCATCTGGCTCTTGGCCAATCGTTGACGACTTCGTCAACGGTGGTGCGATCGGCTCTGTGATCGGTGACGATCCATGGGGCTTGGAAAACAACCAAAACATCCCAGAAATTGACATCAAAGTCGATTCCGTGGCTGTGACGGCTGTGACCAAGAAGCTCAAGGCTAAGTGGACACCGGAGTTAGGTCAAGACCTTAACGCCTACCACAACCTTGATGCTGAGGTTGAGTTGACAAGTATCCTTTCGGAGCAAGTTGCTCTCGAAATCGATCAAGAGATCCTTGAAGATCTAATCCGTGGCGCTCGTGCCGGTACTAAGTACTGGGCCCGTTCTCCAGGTCTCTTTGTCAACCGTGACACAGGCGCTGAAATTGGTGCTGCCACTAAGGCTCCCGACTTCACCGGTACTGTATCCGAGTGGTATGAGACTCTCGTTGAAACAATCAACGATGTGTCTGCTGCAATTCACCGCAAGACTCTTCGCGGCGGAGCTAACTTTATTGTCTGCGGACCTGAAGTTGCTAACGTCCTTGAGTTCACTGCTGGCTTCCGTGCTTCCGTCACTAGTGACGACGAGCGTGGCTCCATCGGCGCTGTGAAGGTTGGAGCCTTGACCAAGAAGTTCGACGTATACGTTGATCCATACTTCTTGCGTAACTTGGTTCTCGTCGGCCGTCGCGGATCTTCTTTCCTTGAAAGCGGATATGTGTACGCTCCGTACGTCCCACTGCAGACCACACCAACTATCTTCGGACCAGAAGACTTCGTGCCTCGCAAGGGCGTGATGACTCGGTACGCTAAGAAGATGGTGCGTCCCGATATGTACGGCCTTGTCGTTATTCGCGGCATGATTGGTGAGAGCGGCTCTACTAGCTAAGTTTAAAAGCAAGTAGAAGCTAAATATTTAAAGCCCCCGTCAATCGACGGGGGCTTTTGTATTGGAGGATACTACTTAATAGAGAAAAGAGTATTTTATACATATAACCCACAAGGAGACTCTTCACAATGGCCTTTAACCAGAACATCGCCCGCCTCAAGAAAATGCTTGAGAATTTTGCAATCCCACGTCTTATGATGACGGGCCAACTGACCGGAAATAGAAATAAGACATACACGTCGACGAAAGTTTTAACAGCCAATGATTCAGGTGCTGTCATGAGCCCTACTTCATCTGCTCAAATATACACGCTGCCGCCGGCGACATCGTCGACAGGGTGCCATTTTACTTTTATTTCTGGCCACTCTTCGGCCCATGTTATTAAGACCACAGCTACCGAGACCACACTGTTTGGAGCCTATGTCCATAATGGAGGCGCCTTCGGCGCAAACTCAGATGCATTCCGCCATGTGGAGATTGATGATAAGACATCTCTTACCCATATTGCAGGTTCAGCCATTGGTGACCACCTCTTCTTTTACTGCAACGGTACCCAGTGGATCGTTGAGGGCATGACTCACGGCGCTATGGTCCAAGCATAGGGGCATCCCAACTTAGAAACAAAGATCCCCGGCCAAAAGCCGGGGTTTTTTTTAAAAAGCTCGATCTCTGCAATTTTTTCGCCTGTAAATTTTGGAGATATTCACTTTTGTTAGACAGGAAACTATTTACTAGGTACCTTTACACATATAGGAGAATATATCATGGGTAAGAAATGGAAACGTCTTTTAAGACTGAGAAGAAACGCCGCTCGTGCTGCTGTTGAGGAGGCCCCCGTGGCAACTCCAGTAGCCGCTGTCGTCACACCGACGATTAAGCCAGTTGAGGAAGCGATTGAAGAAGTGGCAGCACCGGTGCTCAAGGAATCCCCCAAGGGTTCTGAGAAGACCACCTCTACGAAGAGCACGAAGACAGCCAAATCTTCCAAAACCTCTAAACGCGGAACCAAAAACAAGTAATCACCACAGGAGGGTTGATGAATGCCTACAAATTTAAGCCCATTATCAACCACCAGCGCGGTTGTACTAACTTCAACGGGTTCCACCACAGATGTCACGGGCGCGTGCCCATTCGGAATATATACGGCTTCCGCTGGTTTTATTAGTGGTGCGGTTGATCAGGTTGCGTTCGTCTATAAAAAATTAGGCGGCGATGTAGTAGATATCGAGATTACCACGGGGAATGTTTATGCGGCTTATGAAGAGGCTGTTTTAGAGTATTCGTACATCGTTAATCTTCATCAAGGAAAGAACGTTCTTTCAACAGCCCTTGGGAACACAACCGGAACCTTTAATCATGACGGCACTTTGTTGTCGGGCCCCGTGAGTGGAAACTTGCGCTATCCACGCTTTCAAGCTTCGTACGCTAGCAAAGTTGGGGATGGCATGTCAGCAATTGCTGGATTTGGAGGCACGTTGCCTCAATATTCTGCGTCCTTTACACCCAAGTCAAAACAACAAGACTATGATTTGCAGGCAATCATCAACACCGCCTCTACGAGCGGTGTCGACCAGAAAGGTAACGCCGTCCCCTTCGCCGGCAAGGTCGACGGCAAAAGAGTGGTTGTTACCAAGGTGTTCTTTAAGACTCCTCGCTCTATGTGGCGCTTTTTTGGCTATTATGGGGGTTTAGGGGTCGTTGGAAATATGACCACTTACGGCCAATTCGCCGATGACTCGACGTTTGAGCTTATTCCGACATGGCAGAACAAAATGCAAGCGATAATGTATGAAGACAACATCTTTACGCGCACATCTCATTATTCCTATGAGCTAATCGACAACAAGCTCCGACTTTACCCCGAGCCGGGCCACTGGGACTTCAGTGACCTTGACAGCATGTGGGTTAGGTTTTATGTTCAAGATTTGGAGGTATTTACATCCAATTCCGGCTATAACGATGGAGTGGAGGGCGTTAATAATATGAACACCCTTCCTTTCGATAATATTCCGTATGTTAATATCAATGCTATCGGTAAACAATGGATTAGGAAGTATTGTCTTGCATTATGTAAAGAGATGCTAGCGCAAATTAGAGGAAAGTTTACGACGTTGCCTATTCCGGGCGAGAGTGTAACCCTAAATCACCAAGAACTGCTGAGTCAAGCAAAAGATGAGCAACAACAACTAAAAGATAAGTTATCGGAGATGCTCAAAGAGACAGAATACAAGGAACTGGTCAAATACGATTCGGAATCGGCAGATGCTAGCCAGAATGTATTTAAGAATTCTCCTTTACCGATTTTTGTGGGGTAGATTGAATGTCAAACGAATGGGAAAGACCGAAATCACCACCGCCACCCCTCTTCTTAGGTAAGAAAGAGCGTGATCTGGTAAAGCAAGTCAATGACGAGCTTATTGAAAAAGTAATTGGCCAACAGATTTTATATTATCCTATTGATCTAGAAGCCACCGACTTCCATGGCCTATATGGAGAGGCAATAGAAAAGACATATTTGCCCCCAGTTCGAATCTATGCGCTGGTCGAGTTCAATGACGAGGCAACGTCGTATCTCTCCGCAGTCGGCATTGACACCGATTCCACCATCACGGTTCATTTCCATAAGAGACGATTAACGGAAGATCAGGATCTGTTTGTGCGCGCAGGCGATTTTATTTTGTATGGTAAAATATATTATGAGATAGTTAAATTGTCCGAACCTCGAAAGCTATTCGGTCAAGTCGACCACGCTTTTGAAATAACGGGCACCTGTCGCCGCGCAAGAAGAGGATTATTCGATGCTACCTGATGATTTTGACTTCGCCCAACTACCTCTGGATGCCACTGATGCCACTCTAGAAGAGATAGGGATGCTTTCATCCAATATCGAGACGATTGACTACGCAATTACTTCATGGGTTAAAGAAGATCTGGACCTAAGTGCTAAAACGAATGCCGGTTACACCAAGGTACCGGTTTTTTGGCAGACTCCAGAGCGAGCCTACCAAATAAAAGCTAAACGAGAGTTACGAGACACGCAAGGATCTCTTATCTTGCCCGTCTTGAGTATTGAACGTACGGGGATCACCAAAGATCCCGAAAGAAAGGGTAGTTATCAAGCACATATCTATGAAGACGGGCAAAATGGCCGCTCCGGTCGCATGGTTATCGCTCGAAAGATTAAACAAGATAAAACCCGCAACTTTGCGGTCGCAGACGGCACGCGGACCAACACGGCAGGAAAACTTCAAAACTACTATCCTCGAATAAACAAAAAGGTAGTTATCCAAAGCTTGTCGATCCCAATCCCGGTGTATGTGAATGTGGAATATAAGATTGTTATCAAGACTGAATATCAGGAACAGATGAACCAGATAGTACAGCCATTTATGACTCGTACCGGTCAGATTAACTCATTCCTTCTGCGGAGGAATGGTCATATCTATGAAGCGTTTATAGACCAGAACTTTACCCACACTAATAACATAGCGGACCTCGGAGATGAACTAAGGGTCTTTGAAACATCCATTAATATCAGGATTTTAGGTTATCTCATTGGGGAAGGTGAAAACGATGATCGCTCAATCGTAAGGGTGGACGAGAGCGTGGTCGAAGTCACCTATCCGCGGGAGTCATCCCCCCTTCCTGGTCAACCCGGCTTTTTGGAAGACTAATTCAGGAACTAAACCTTATTTTCTACTTTTGGTTCATCCTTTTGGAATCCCAAATACTATTTAAGTAATGATTGTGACGTCTACAAGACAATAAATATTTATGAGGATTACCAAATCATGTCAGTAAAGAAATTTAAGTTTGTCTCCCCTGGAGTTTTCATTAACGAGATTGATAACTCGTTTATCCCCCGCTCGCCGACAGAGATCGGCCCAGGGGTTATCGGCCGAGCCAGAACCGGATTGGCCATGCAGCCTGTTAAGGTGGAATCGTATTCCGAGTTTGTAACCATGTTTGGTGATACGATACCGGGCGCCGCCGGCGGTGATGTATTTCGTAACGGCCTCGACACCCAGTCGCCCGTATACGGCACATATGGAGCTAAAGCGTTCCTGAACGCAGGAATCGCACCACTCACTTATGTGAGAACCCTCGGACACCAGCACCCCGACGCAGTCTCTCCCGCTGATGCTCCCCATTTTTCTTCTGAGGCGGGATGGAGAACGGAGAACCTGCTTACCACCGCACAAGGTGGTGGCGCCTACGGTCTCTTTATTGGAGCGTCCGGATCAATGGTGCCGAGCAGTGGCTCAGTCATCGGCGGCCCGGGCCTAACAGGAAGCTTGGCATGTATCTGGTACCTTGAAGCGGGCCTGATGATGCTTTCAGGAACTACGATTGGGTCCAGTTCTGAGGCCAGCCGCCTAAATTATAAGGGAGTGGGCACAGTTATCTTATCGGACGGCGACGGCGTGTTTAAGGCCACCCACCTCGACGGCACCGGTGCCTCAAAATCCTACGAATTTAGCATGGACGATAGCAATAGCAAGTTTGTCAGAAAAACATTCAACACTAATCCGATGTTATATACATCGGGAAACTTCTACCCAACGGCCTCCGAACAATCTTATTGGCTCGGAGAATCCTACGAGCAAGAAATACGAGACCTGTTAGGTAATAATGTCTCCCAGAAATGCTGGGGCGCCATCGTGCCGATCCACCTCAGCAGCAGTAGACAAACATCGCCTGCGAACCGTCTAGGTTCTAGTTGCGTCGCCCGTGAAGCAGTCGCCGGCTGGATGATCGGACAAGACACGGAACTCGCCAGCGACTTCAACCCCGCTACTACCCAAAAGCTTTTCCGCTTGATTGGCCGCGGCCATGGTGCATGGTTGAACAAGAACGCTAAGATCTCGATTTCCAACATCCGCCAATCTAACACGAGCACTACCGACTATGGTAGTTTCTCGGTTCTTATCCGCGCCATCTGGGATTCAGACAATGCTATACAGATTTTGGAGCGCTATGATGAGTGTTCACTCGATCCGACTTCACCTAACTATATCGCCCGCAAGATTGGCGATCGGTATACAACATGGGATGAGACCGAGAAGAGATTAAAGGAATACGGCGAATATCCTAACCAATCCAAGTATATCTATGTTGATATGAACGGAGACGTCGCCGCCGGCGCAACCGGCATGGAGAAACTGATTCCATTCGGCTACTATGGTCCCCCTAAATGGGCAGACGTCAATAACGTGCGGATTTCGACACTGAAGGAGATCGCCGGCACATCAGATTCCTCAATCGAGCCCACCTCCGGAGGGTCTCGTTTTATCACATTGGTCACAGGGTCAACGGTGGCGGAGATTACTATCGGGGAGACATTTACTTTGTCAGCCTCCAATGAAGCCCTGACCGGTAGTCGACCAGAGGTTAAACTTCAGTTCCCCTCGGTTCGACTGCGTAACTCGGCATCCGACGGCGGTATTACGAACCCTCGAAACTCATACTGGGGTTTCTCTCCAACGCGCAACTCCGGGTCAAGTCGCTTCGATCCAAGTACTCCGAACGTTCAAGACTTGCTCACCAACGATATGGGAGCACTCGCTGACAACTCCACATTCGCGAAGACTGGTATTGATGGATATGCGTATATCTTCACCCTCGACAACCTTCAAGATGCTGGCCTGTCAACAACGTCACTGTTCTATCGTTCGGGATCCCGTACCAGCGAAACTTCCTACACCGCTATCTCGGGCGGCTATGTCAACCTGCTGGATGCGGGCTACGATAGATTTACTGTTCCATTCTGGGGCGGCTTTGACGGCTTTGACATTAAGCTGCCAGATCCTCTCTATAATAAGGGAATGTCGACGGCAGCAACTGAGAAAAACAACGCTGCATACTACACCCTTAAGCGGGCCATCGATACTCTCGCTGAGCCAGAACAGGTAGAGATTAATCTACTCACGGCACCCGGCATCACCCAAACTGGGTTGACCCAGCACATGATTAACGTGTGCGAGTCGCGGGCCGATACGATGTCTCTTATTGATCTCCCCGACATCTACATCCCCGTAGCTGAAGAATATAAAAGCACTGTCGCCGCACGCGTTCCGGGGAACCCCCAAACTGCAGCAACGGCCCTGAGAGATCGAGGAATTGACTCTTCTTACGGCGCAACCTTCTACCCTTGGGTCCAGACTCGCGATGCCAACACCGGCGCCGCAGTATGGGTACCTCCGAGTACAGTAATGCTGGGTGTTCTCGCTAGTTCTCAGAAGAAAGCACAGCTGTGGTTCGCCCCGGCTGGGTTCAATCGCGGTGGCCTTTCGGAGGGCGCTGCGGGGATCCCCGTCACAGCGGTTACCGAGAAGCTAACTTCTAAACAACGCGATCTTCTTTACGAAGCCAACATCAACCCGATCGCCTCATTCCCATCGAGTGGAATCGTGGTGTTCGGCCAGAAAACTCTCCAAGAAAGGCAATCTGCCTTAGATAGAATTAACGTCAGACGTCTGGTGATTTACTTGAAGAAGCAAATCTCTGTCATCTCCACCAAGATTCTCTTTGAACAGAATGTGCAAACCACATGGAATCGCTTTATCGGTCTTGTTGAGCCGTTCCTTGCGAATGTTAAGAGTAACTTCGGTATCTCTGACTACAAGTTGATTCTTGATTCATCAACTACAACCCCCGATCTTATCGATCAAAACATCATGTATGCAAAGATCATGGTGAAGCCTGCCCGTTCAATCGAATATATTGCGATTGACTTCGTAATTGCTTCCACCGGCGCATCATTTGATGATTAAAAATAATCTGAACACTATTTAACAATTGAACATAGGAGCCATTTAAAATGCCATTCTGGTCAGACAACTTTGCCGAAAGCACACAACTCAAAGATCCTAAGCGTCAGTTTAGGTTCAAGGTTGAATTTACAGGGATCAGCGCACCACAGGGAGGTTCTCTCTTATGGTATGCCAAGTCCGTCAACAAGCCGGCGTTTACTATTGAAACGTCAGAGCACCAATACTTGAACCATACGTTCTATTACCCCGGTTCAGTGAAATGGGAGCCGATTAGTGTCACCTTAGTGGATCCCCGCGATCCCGATATGACTGCTACTCTTTCCGACATCATTAACCTTTCTGGTTATACTCCTCCTTCCAACCCCAACTCGCTTGGCACTATGTCAAAATCACGCGCTGCGGGTGCCCTCGGAGCGGTATACATTTCCCAGATTGATGGCGATGGCAACGAGATTGAGAAGTGGACTTTATGGAATGCATTTATTACAAATGTTAAGTACGGTGACCTGTCGTACGGTACCGATGATTTGGTAGAATTAACCCTTGAGCTTCGCTACGATTGGGCGCGCCTTCAAACTCCTAACGGTCCTTCCCGCGCTACGGGCGGTAATGAAGCAACCACTTTCTTCCAATCCTAGTACAAGAATCTCTTAAACATGCTATAATGTTCACATACGATATTTCAAAAGAGGTGTATATTGTCAAGAAACAGTGATCGAATGGGCGCCCAAACCAATGCAGATACAGCCCCCACTCAACAATTAATCCAAAATACGGAAACAAACGACTTCTCGTTTATTGTTCCCACCGAGTTGGTAGATCTACCCTCAAAGGGAGCATACTATCATGAAGGCCATCCGCTGCATGGGATGGACTCAATCGAAATCAAGCAAATGACAGCTAAAGAAGAAGATATCCTCACTTCGAGAACTCTTTTGAAGAAAGGTATTGCGCTTGAACGAGTATTAGCGAGCATTATTATTAATAAAGCCATTCATCCTGATTCATTGCTGGTAGGGGATAGAAATGCCCTTATTATCGCCGCACGTGTCTCGGCTTATGGGAATGAGTACAACACCACAGTGACATGTCCCGAGTGCAGTACTTCCCAAGAGTATAACTTTGATCTTAACCATGGGAAGACTTATACTGGATATACAGATCCGGCATATGTTACCAATAACAACAATGATGGCACTTTCACCACTCTTCTTCCGCGCACAAAGTTAGAAATCACCTTTCGGCTCTTAAATGGAGCCGATGAACGGCGCTTTATAGAAGGAGTGGAACATGACCGCAAGCAAAAGAACACTCATGAAAGAAATATCACGAGGCAGCTTCTTAATATGATTGTAGGAGTTAACGGAAACACTACTGCTGAAGCCATCAACTATCTGGTACAGAATATTCCATCCATGGATGCACGCCACTTGCGTGCAGCCTACAAAGAAGCAAACCCCAATATCGATCTCGCTCAACATTTTGAATGCTCAGAATGCGATTACGAGAGTGAATTGGAGGTGCCGCTTTCTGCGGACTTTTTTTGGCCTGACGCCTAACTACATGGAGAACGTGTATGAGCAGTTCTTCTTTTTGAAATATTCAGGAGGCTGGTCACTGGCGGAGGCCTACAATTTACCCATAGGTCTACGCAAGTGGTTTGTTGAAAGGCTCGTTAAACAATTAGAGGCTGAAAAAGAAGCCATTGAACAGGCGTCCAAGGGAAGTGGCAATCAACGTTCCCAGACGAGCACCCTCACAGAAGCAAACGGCCCTCCCGCACCCATTTCTTACGGGAAAAAATATGGAGAGGGTTAAAGCTCTCTCTTTTTGTATGCAAACTATTTATTGAGTAAGGATACTTTAGCATGGCCGCCACCCTTGATGATGTTGTTGCAGCGATTAATAGTATGGGTTCAGCCCAGTCTGCCGCTCAGAACCCCGACAGTCCGGAGATGATCCAGCGCCGTGTGGAGGGACTCAACAGCGAAAATGAGGCTCTAGAACGACAACGCGCGCTCCTAGACCAACGTGCTGCATCCTCCGAGCGTGATCAGGCTATTCGTCAAAACGCGATTGAACAGGCCCGTAACGAGGAACAAGTGATGCAGGCCGTGTATGATGCCCAGATGGCCAATACGAGCGCTAGCGCAGAATCCCGAAGAGCTGCTTTAGAAAATCTAGAGGATGCCCGGGCAGCGACTGACGGGTTGGAGCGCCAATCTGCCGAGCTAGATAGAAACACTCAGTCTCGCGAAGCTAACAACGCCGCCATCCAGTCGATGACAAACAGTGTCCAAAACTCAATGATGGCTTATCAGAAGCACAATGTGGTGAATGTAGCCAATATTGTGAGTATGGGCAAACAGATAAAAGAAGTTGGCCTTCTGGGTGCTGCCCAAGCAGCAGTCACTGGCCTTCTTCTAGCTTTTGTGGATTCAGTTCTGGCGATCACAATGGAGGTCGACAAGGAAACATCGGCATTGATGCGCAACACCGGCGTGACCCGAGAGCATGCACTTGCAATGGTGGCAAATCGCCAAGCCATGGCCGGCCTAGGCGTTGAGGTTGGAGAACTAACAGCCGCTCACACTGCTCTCCGCGGATCCATGACAGACTTCTCAATGATGTCAGTAACGCAACAGCGCGCTATTGGCGAGACAGGCGCCCTCTTGGCTGAGCAGGGCGTATCCCTTGATGATTACGCGAAAGGGATGCAAACGTCCACCAAGGCCTTTGGAATGAGTGCAGAGGCATCCACAGCCGCTAGTCGCGAGCTTAATAGCTTGGCAGCCAACATAGGGGTACTTCCCAAGCAGATGGCAGCTGATTTCGCCAATGCTGGTGGTCAACTTGCCAAGTTCGGCTCTGATGGAGTCAGAGCTTTCAAAGATCTTGCTATTGTTTCTAAGTCAACTGGTCTTTCGATTGATAAGTTGCTCAAAATAACTGATAAATTCGACACATTCGAAGGCGCAGCAGAACAAGCCGGAATGTTGAACGCTGCGTTGGGTGGAAACTTTGTAAATGCAATGGATCTCATGATGACCACCGATCCTGCTGAACGTTTCGGAATGATTAAAGACGCCATTATGAACACCGGACTTTCTTTTGATGAAATGTCATATTACCAAAAGAAGTTTTATGCCGAAGCTGCAGGCTTAGATGATGTGAACGATTTGGCTCTGCTTATGTCGGGCAATATGGATAAGCTTACCAAATCTAGCAAAATGTCGAGCGCTGAGATTGAAGACCTTGCGGCGAGAACCAAAGAATTCCAAGATATCGGAGAAAAGTTCAAAAACCTGTTTCGAAAGATGATTCCGCACTTAGAGAAAGCAATCGTATTTTTTCACGATCTTATGGATACCCTATCAGAGAACGAGACGATGATCAAGGATATCGCCGGCACCTTCGAGACCATGGGGACAGTTCTCAAGTGGGTGGCAGAAAACTTCAAGCTCGTCGCGTACGGTATTGCAGGCCTAGGCCTCCTTGTGCTCGTCGGCAAGCTATGGTTGTTCGTAAAGGCGCTCCTTGGCATCGGCGCCGCGGCCCCTCCTGTAGCCGCAGGCATCATGGGCACCGTTGGTCCCATGCTGGCCTTTGGTGCCGCCGTGGCGCTTGTAGGTGCTGGCATCTGGATGGCTTCCGAGGGTATTGCGTCCATGGCAAAGGCATTCAGCGGCTTAGACGGCGCCGCCATGGCTGCTGTGGGGGTGGCTCTTCTTGCGATAGGGGCCGGTATATATTTCTTAGGAGGCGCCTCGGCAGCAGCATCCGGACCCCTGCTGGCCCTCGCGTTTTCTGTTATGATGATCGGCGCCGGAATAGGCTTAGCGGCCGCTGGTATAGGACTAATGGGTGAGGGTTTTGGTAAGATGTTCGAGCATGCTAGTGTAGACCAACTTCAATCGTTTGTATTGGTTCTTGGAACGCTCGCACTATCCATCGCCCTGCTGGGATCCTTGGGCCCCGTTGGCTACGCAGGTATGAGTATGCTAGCCGGCGGCTTTCTGGCTATGGGCGTAGCGATGATGATGATGGAAGGTTCCCTCACTGCTTTCGCCCAGTTTACCGGAAATCTTTCGTCATTGGCCCAAGATTCGTCCGGATTGACACAAGTAGCTAGCGAGATTGTTGCGATCGCAGACGCCATCAATACTCTCCCCCTCATGCCTACTTTAGCACTCTCTACGGCCTTTGAGCATGCCCGCGCATCGGCAACTACGGGTGCCCATAGTGCTGCTGCAAATAGGACTGCTGCCGCGGCACCTGCAAATCAACCACCACCAAAAGTTGAGGTGAAGGTATATATTGAAGACGTGGAGGTTAAACCCTCTAAGATTGAGACCGCCCTCAACGATATAATAACACCTCTACTCAATTAATAAACAAGGATAAAGAAAATGGCACAGAAACCGGCAGATAGTTTAGGAATGTTTGATCAACAACGCTATAAAAAGATTACTCTTAATGATAAAAATGGCACCCGCGCAGGACACCTGAGTCCTGCCACCACGGATGGCATTGCCAACAACGCCGAAGCAGTATTGAGCTTCTTTCATATCCCCTCCGAGACGGATGTATTCTTTAAAGCCTTTATTACTACTTTTCAGGAGAGTTATACTTCGGACTGGAATGAAGAAAAGGTGTTTGGTCGTACTGACGGTATATACACCTTTAAAAACAACACACGCCGATTTACATTAGCTTGGAAGATTCCTGCAGACACCATGGGTGAAGCATACGAGAATCTTGCTAAAGTACAGAGGTTGGCTCAGTTTTTGTATCCAACCTATGCCAAACTAGATGAAGTTCGCGATGTTTTGTCTCAAAGCCCTCTCGTGCGCTTAAAGATAATGAATCTTGCACAAAAAACAGACGCGCTAGCGGCCATGGACTTCTCGGAAACCGCCGGCCAGCTCTTTAGTTCGTATACTTCAACCAATGATCCGTCCGACGGAATATTGGGTGTCATTAACAGCTTGAATATAAATCACAATCTCGAAAACCCCGCTGCCGGCATTCTTCAAATGAAACAAAACACAATCCTTCCCAAATTAATTGACGTGAGTATAGACTTTACGGTTATACACGAGGAAACATTGGGTTGGACAGCAGACAAGGACTCTACCTTTATGGACGAGTCCTTCCCCTACGGCGCCCGTATGGAGCAAGAGGACCCCAGTATTATGAAAGATCAAAGCTATAGCGAGAAGATAGAAGCTCGTAAAGCCGAAGAGCGAGGCCGACAGCAGGCAGAACAAGACCGGGCAAACGCTGAGGCCCGCGGCTATGACGGAATGTTTGGAAATCGGAGCCGAAAAAAAGATGCCAAACGCATGGGCAGAATGTACGACCGTGCCCATGATCGCGCCGCCAAAGGGAAAAGTACCGACCGTGTAGTGGAAAATTATGAATACCTATGGAGCGCTCAGCAGGGTTATATAGCACAAGGACAAACGGACCAGGAGCGACAAGAACGCACACAAGAGTTTTATTCAGACTTCATCGGTGATTAACCCTTATAACTAGGAAAAGAACATGTCAAGATATAACAGATATAAAATATTAAACAATAGCAGTCCATATTATCGCTTCTTAAGACAAGAAAGAAACGATCTTGCTAATATCCGCCACTACGAAACGCCGATCCTGTATCAGCCGGATGTAATAGATCGCGCAAGCCTCAACACAACCACTCATATTTGGGCCGTCGGAGATCGCTACTATAACTTAGCCGATCAATACTATGGTGACCCCAAGCTGTGGTGGATCATAGCGTGGTATAACGGGCGCCCAACAGAATCAGATTGCTTTCCGGGAGATCTGCTGACGATCCCCCTTCAAGCCGCACCCGTGTTAGCTCTTCTTGGAATAGGATAACCAAGCAATGTCTGATAAATGTAGCAAAGACCTGACTGAAGAGTATCCGCTTACGAAGGCATGGCTTGACGGCGGCGGCTGTACTGAGATGGGTGGCGCCATTAATACCATCAAGTCCCGCGGCGACACACTCAATGGTACCCTCGATGCCTTGGACGAAGCCCTGAAAGCCACCGACCATGGCGCCCACGCCATCGAGGGACTGCCAGCCGACTTTACGAGTGAGCTAACAACCAATCCCGTGGACTCCGCATTCTTCGCGAAAGGCGATGGGGGCGCCATGCTACCGTACAATCATAAACTGGGAGACATCCGCTTCGACCTGGAGTTCCTGAAAACGGAAGACGGTATTTCGGAGACGGCACTGGGCCTTATTACGCAGGCCCTAGCCGCCATGCGCGCCGCGTTTCAGGCCGGTGCGGCGTTGGCGCAAGTAAATAGGAAGTTCCAAGCGAAGATGCTGGCAGACGGCCAATCCGGCACCGGCCAATCTGGGGCGCAACAAGTTGAAGCCGGCCTTGACCCCATCACCGGAGACATCCAAGGCGGCAAGTTCGTAGGCGCGCCAACCCTCTGGGGCGTCCTCGGAGCGTATATCCTCGATGAGGCCACCGCAGATGCCGACGCAGAAGACGCTAAAAAAATCGACGATGCGCAGAAAATAGCAGACAAGGGAATCGCGGCCCTCAACCCTAATGAAAACTATTTGGGTACCCCCTTCCGCGAACAATGTTTTATTCAGGCCAATATCTTTCCATTAGTGGAGATGAGGCGATCGGGGAACTTTGTAAAAAAGAAACAATATCCGACAAAAAGCACCCAAGGATGCTTAATGGCCGGCGGAGCACCCTTTGGCTTTCTCAATAGATTAACTCAGGGCCCCCACACTAGCGCTAGGTTTAGTATTCCGCACGAGGTATTATCTCAGTTACAGCCACAGGTCCTTTTTTATAAAGTAAGCACAGCCGATGATGGTAGCTTGATTGAGACTCCAATTACCTTCCCCAAATCAACGTTTGCAAC